GGCTGGAGGTGCAGCAGCATCCAACTCAACATCCAACTCAGGAGCTTGCATACTTTTGACGACAGCGTCCGACGGTTTATAACTTAATCCGCTTGCCAATCCCGCAAGACCGCCGCCAATGGCTGCGGTCTTTGGATCGTATCCTGCAGTCAGCATGTTCCCGAAAGTCCGACCGCCGCTAGTCACACCTGCGCCTAAACCTCCACCAAACGTGTTGCTTGCAGCCAAGTTGCCGGCCAACTGGCCCGTAGCACCCATCAGCGCACCTTTACCAAAGCCTTCGCCGGTGGCGGCTCCCACGCCGCCGCCCAAGACCGCGCCGCCCAAGACATTTTGAGCGCCTTGGCCTAATCCTAATCCTACACCCTTGTTTATCGCGCTGCCTGTTGCGCCAGACAATCCGCCGCCCAAGGCACCGAAAGCAGCACCCTTCACAACATTGCCGCCGGTAAGACCTGCGGTCGCACCACCGATGACCGCGCCGCCAATCGCCGAGGCTGCAACACCAGAAGCACCAAGCGCTGCGCCGATGGCTGTTCCCAAACCAGGCGCGATGAACGAAAGCGCAATGGGCGCTACGACACCGAGGATCTTCTTCACGCTCTTGTATTCTTGTAAGCCGGTGTTCGGATTAACGGTGCCAGCGCCGCCCATGCGACGCAGCATCTCAGCTTCGCGCGGGTTGATGTGAGCGAGCATGCTGTCGCCGCCGCGACCAGCGGATTGCAACCGGCGTCCTGCGACGCGCAAACCGCCGCGTGCATATCCTTGCGCACCCAACCGCTCTTGGTAGCCGTAAAGCGCGATCAACAACGCCAAAACAAACTGCGGATCATAATCAACGGGTGCGTCTTCTTCAGAAATGATGCCATCTACAATGGCGGCTTGGCGCACTTCAGCATAACGCTCTGGCGCTTCAACAACAGCTTCGAGCATCTTGATCATTTCATCCAAATCTTCGGGCATGATCGGAGAGCGCGCAAGTTGTTCCTCAATCAAATCCACGGCCTGCTGGATTTGAGGCGTCTGTTTTACCAGCTCAATTATCGCGCGTGTTTCCATTTTGAATTATCCTCTGCGCCAAGAATGCGAGTTGTATTCTTCGGCTAAAAATCCATAAACATGCAAGTCGTCGTCCGGAAACGCTTTGCGCATTACGCCTTCTAATTTGAATCCGAAATGCTTACAAGCGCGCACACACCTCTGATTTTTGCCGCGCACCAGCCCGGTAACGCGCGCGGCGTTAAGCTTGTTGAAAACGAAATCAAAAACATGATTGAACATCTCGACAGTTTTTTGCGGCAGCATCTTTTTGTCTTGCGCCACAACAATATTCATGTCGATGTTGCGTGGTGAAAAGTTGGTCATGATCACCACGCACACGAATTCGTCTGCGTTGTCCACAGCTGAGAACGCACGAAAAAATTTCGGCGGCTGATCCAATTTCAAGTAGCCGCGAGCCCAAATTTCTGCCTCTTCTTCTCGTTCACATCCGATGAATTTCATGACAATGTCTGAACAAATCGCTCTGCCCATTCCTGCCAGTCTTTAAATTCGTAGGGATTTGGGAAATTACGGCCCAATGCGGCGTTGTTGAGGAACTGCATGGCCCAGTTCTGCCAATTATCGGGATCATCTAGCCGCCCAAACGACCCATACGGGTCTAAGTCAATGGCCACTTGATTCGCCCAATCAACCAAATCCATGCGCGTCGGCAATGTGACATGTGGTTGGCTCATCCCAGCACCGTCTTGTCACCGGGATCGATGTGACCTATGATTTGACCCATCTGATAATCGCCATACACCGAATTGCTTTCAAATCTTACGCGCAACTCGCGGCGTTGTTCTTTCAGCATCACGATTTGTTCGTAAGGCTTGTCTGCCGCAGCCGTCTCTGGGAATGTGAATTCAGTGCTGTAAACTTCCGGCGCGCGAGCATTGGCGCGACCTGTTACTTGCACGGTCATCGGCCCACGTTGCACAAAGTCAGGTTCGATGGCGGTGATGCGAATATATTCGTCTCGACCCTGCACCAGCGCAGAAAGATCGGCTGTCTCAAAATAAGATTGTATCGGGCGAATATTCGGTCCGTCATATTCGTCAGTAAGCTGTTCGTGCACCCAGACGCGATACCCTGAACCTGTGTCTTCGGTTCCGGTAAGGATCGGTGCGGCAAACGAATTGTTGAACTGTCCAGCCGAGCGCCCGTTATTCGGCAGTTCAGTGTCGTACCAACAATTTTCACGGACATTGTAAATGACCGCATGCGTGCACTCAGTGGCGTTGCCGCGTGGATAGCACCACCAAATTTCACCATAACGCGTCACTTTGAATGCAAACACCTTGGTGCGATCGCTATTGTTGATGCCGTCGAAAAAATGATTGAGATTCATTTGGTTGGGCACTTCGCGTACCACACCATTGAACATCAAGAACCGATCCACACCACACCAGAAAAACACGCCGTCGTAGTCAACAACACAGAACTCACTAATGATCGATGTGTCTGTAGCGATCACGTCAAATTGAAATATGGTTGCTCCGCCGACGTAAGTCGCACGAATCACCGCATCATATGCCCAGAAGATGCCTGCCGGAGCGCTTCCTGAACCGGCGCGCAACGGCATCCCTTTGATGATTTTCTGACCCCACACACGCGCGATGCCTGCGCCGCCTGCGAGGTCGGTTAGGTTGGTGGGCTCACCCGGCTTAGACCAGCCGATGATGCCGTCTGTGCCGTAGTAGAAAAGGTAAGGGTGCAGAGAAACGATCCCACCAGTGCAATTGGCATCTGGCGGCAATGTGACGGAATACAATTCACCCGTCCCCAAAACCTCGCCAAAGAAAATCTGACCGTTCACATCGTTGCAGATGCACTGCTTGTTCTGTGCAACGTGAGCGATGAGATAGTTCTGATTTGTTGACGAGTCGTATTGGTAATCGAACATCCACAAGTTCTGTGGTGAATCTACCAGCTCAAATGAGCCGCCTGCCATGCTGGTGTGCGTCTCAGTTATTGTGGTGGTCGTGACCGCAACCGCGTATAAGTTGGGATCAGAGCCAGCATTGACGTCAGCTTCTATCGTGATGACGGCGGCGGCGGCAGTGGCCGCGTAACCGTGCGAGCCTGTGCCGACGTTGATGTCTGTTGCTACGTCATCAGCCGTGATCGTCAAATCAGTGTTAAACGCCACCGAGCCTGTGAGCAATTCCACGGAATCAATGGTTATGCTGTCTACAGAACCTCCCGCTCCGCTAGTCAACGTGACCGTGCAACTGGCAGCAGCGTCCACGGGTGTGCGGTCGGTGACGATGGAGCTGTTGGCCGTTGAATCAATCGTAAACCGCTCAAGGGTGCTGGAGCTGCCGGAATGGCAATAGATGAAATTTTGCTGAGTGAACGAAGAAAAACCACGGCTGATCTGAGTAAGATATTTCTGTGTTGAGCGATAACCACCAATCTTGCGCGGCAAACCGCGCTGCCAACGCACCCAGTTCCCGTCGACGTAAAAATCGCCTTCGTACTTGGTGCCGTCCCGCTTGATGCCGGGCATAGACTTAAGAATGATGGTAGTTTCAGCCATCAGAATGCGCCGCCATCAACGCTTCCTGCCTGCGCCGCGCCGAGCGCGGACCAAGCTGCAGCTTGACTCGCGGCGGTGAAAAGTGCGATGCCTGTGGCGGTGCCACCCAAATTTATGCGCGCGCCGGAAGCTGTGGTGGCTGCGGTGCCACCTTGATTAATAGCCAGCGGCAACGAAACGCCTGCCGTGCTGGCATTCAAGACGTCGGTGCCGTCACAATACAAGATGGCGCGCTCGCCTTGCGCAACGGCCACGTCGGTCCCGCCGCCCGAAGGTTCAATGGTGAGAGTGTAAGCGCCGGTGGTCTGGTTGTCGACCCAATATTGCTGCACCGTGGCCGGCACGATGATCGGACGGTCGCCCGTCAGCGCACCAGTAAACCGATAAGCGACGCGGTTCAGTTCGCTTCCTGTCAAGGTGTAATTGCCGGTGCCAGGGACATTAATGACCGTGTAGTCAAACGCGAAAATTGCCGATTGGCCGAAGCCGATGGTGTTGTAATTCGTGCCGTCAGAAACGATTATAGCGGATTCATCTGGTTGAAAACTCAGCGATCCCGACCCATCGATGGTCTGTGCACCCGGCGGCTCTGCGGAAATGGCACCCGTTCCGCTGTTGCGCAGATACAAAAACCAGTTATTTCCTGTCGACGTGGCGTCCGGCAGCGTGAATGTGCCGCCTGCGCCAGTCCACTTGAACATCTTGGCGCGGTCGGTGACATCGGCGGAATAATTTGAGTTGAACGTGGTGACCGGGACGGATTGGCTCAGCAGCGTACCTACGGCGACGATGCCTGTTCCGGCCAAGGAGCTGGCATTGGCTTGGCTGACCGCCGCGCCATATTGCAACGCCTGCCAAGTGCCTGCGGCTGTGGTGTTGTTCGTGAGGTAAACTTGCCACAACTCACCAGCCGCCACCGTGACGACTTGCACACCCGTGCTGGTGCGCACCGTGATGGTCTCTGCCCCGGTGTTGTTGAAAAGAATTGTGTTGCCTGTAGCCGTCCTGTTGGCGGCAGGCAGGTATATGCTCAGCCCCGCGCTCGCTGAGATGTCCATGATCCTGGTAGCGAGGTTTTCACTGGCAGAAGTTTCTTCCGGCCAGCTCAAATAAACGCTTGTGGTCAGCGCGAGCGCCGAATAACTTATCTCGCTTGGGTAGATGTTCGCGCCGCCGAAGACGTCAGTGTAATTGGTCATTACGCTTCACTCCTGTTGGCTGTGCGATCTAGGATGCGCTTGAGATCCTCTCCACTGATTGCTTGTGCAGCACGATCGTACATCGCTTGCCAAATCTGAATCCGGTCATCCTTTTTAAGGAAGGGAGTTGCTTCGAGCAGTGTGGCGTACAGCAATAAGTCCGGCGCGTACTCAGTTAGCCAGTTGGTTTGGAAGTCGTCGCCGAGAAGCGCGGGTTGTTCGTAGTAAAGGATTTCCCACGCTTGCGCAGCATCGGGTGTCGGCGTGAGCAACCAGTGTTGGTAGTCGTAATCCGCGTAAAATTCTGGTGCGCCAAGTTGCGCTTCATCAGGCCAATAATTGCGACAATATTCGTACGACCGCGCAAAAATGGGTGTTCCGTCGATCGTCATGCTGACCGTATCGCGCCAGCGGTCAGGCTTGCGATAAACAGCCACACCCGTTTGCAACGGGGTTTCCACTGCACGGATAAAGCCTTGGATCTTCAATTCACGAGCGATGCGCCGCTCGCCCAAAGTGACAAGGCGTGGAAGTTGCTCGTAGACGATGCCATCACTTTCTACAGTGAAGCCGCGTTCGAGATAACGTCGAACGTCTACCAGCAAGCTATCATAGGTCATGCTATATGACATGCGGACTCCGGAACCAGTTTCCGCAGCTGCTACAGCACGCGCCGTTGTGTTGAATTATCAACCTGAACGCAGAAGCAAGGCAAGTGTGTTTTTTTGAATTAAACGTCATAAATCATCATTGCTTTAAGGATGTCACCCCAGTTCACGGCGTCGGCCCACCAACGGGATCAGCCGCGCCAGCGATGGCCTGACGGGGTCAAATCCCCCTCCGACCAGCTTCACTTAATGCTGGATAGGTGAAGCTACTTCTGCTTCTGCCGTTCTTCCATAAGCCTCATACGGACGTTTAAGTCGTTCATCTGTGTGAAGATATCTTCCTTCATCTTATGCCGCGCTTCAGCCGAAATAGGGCTATCAGCCGGAATCCCTTGCGGCGTAATCAACACAGGCATCTGACCCTCTAGCTTGGTCATACGGATGCCTATGCCGTTAACTTCGCCCAGCAGCCACGCAATTGACGCAACTACTATGGGAATAATGGCTTTAAGAACGTCACCCCAGTTCATTTTATTTCCCTGGCGGTTTCTGGCTGTTGCGAGTGCCAAACCACCACAATACGCAAGTGGTCGTGAGGTACATGATGGTGTTTACGATCAGGTCATGGACGCGCATTGCGTCAGCGGTGGCAAACGATACACCAGACATGATGGCGCGAGCCTCGACGTAGATCATGGTCGTAATGGCGCACAGATAGATCGTGAGGCCAGGACGTACAATTCCGCGTAGGAAGTCCAGCAGGACTAGCAAGAAGCCCGTCACAGGCCCGATACTGGCTCTGGCGCTGTACTGCTTAGGCTCCATGCCGAAGGACGCTGCGAACGATGTCTCTGCCGCTACAGTCTCCTTCGCGGTGGCTTCGATGGTTGCTACTTGAGTACGCGCAGCCCATTCTTGAGCCATAAGTTCGCCGTCGATGCGGCGCATGTTGGCTTCATGCTCATGGTCCATCTTCTTCATTTCGAGTTCCTGCTTAACCTTCAGGAAGTCGAAGAAGCGTTGGAACGCCACGCCTAGCAGGCCGGTTACACCGCCGCTAAATATTGATCCCAGTATCCCTAGCATCGACGATCTCCAATTCAAATGGCTGTCGGGCCATCGCGGCTTCTAGTTTTCTAATGGCTGGCACAGACAGAAGTACAGCCTTCTGACCATCCATCACACC